AAAGAGCAAAGGCGTTACTTTCTGGAGGTGGAGGCGGTGGCGGTGGAGCAACAAGCGCACCAGCACCAGCAATGCCAAGCGCAGCACCAAGCGCACCGACAGCAATAGAAACACCAACAGCACTAACACCAAGCGCAAACGTTTTACAATCTAGCGGTATAAATCAACTCGCTTCAACTTTAGGAGGTCAAGCACCTATCAAGGCGTATGTTGTAGGAAAAGATGTAAGCACACAGCAATCACTTGACAGAAATATTGTCAATACTGCAACTTTAGGATAATAAACACAAAAATAAATTTTTATACGTTATAACAATATGAAACTAATTGAACTTATAATTGATGAATCTATGGAGTTGAGCGGTATTGATGCCGTTTCAATCGTAGAAAACCCAGCAATAGAAGAAAATTTTGTTGCTTTAAATTCTCAAAAAGAATATCACTTTGCCGAAGTGAACAAAGACAAACGCATTTTAATGGGTGCGCTTTTAATTCCAGACAAACCAATTTACAGAAAAGACGATACGAATGGAGAATATAATATTTTCTTTTCAAAAGATACGATTCGCCAATGTATGGAATTATTTTTCAAAAACGGCAATCAAAATAATACAACCTTTGAACACCTCGAAGATATTACAGGTTTGACAATGATTGAAAGTTGGATTGTTGAGGATATGGAAAAAGACAAATCTAATCTTTATAATTTAAGCGTTCCTGTTGGCAGTTGGGTTGGTACTATAAAAGTTAATAATGATATTATTTGGAATGACTTTGTTAAGACTGGAAAAGTAAAAGGTTTCAGCATTGAAGGATATTTTGCCGACCGTGCTAAATTACCACTTTCAAAAATTGAAAACGATACAGAAATAGATGCAGAAATCGAAGCGGGTTTAACTTTGTTAGAGATTAAACAATTAATAAATGTACGATAATTATAACAGTTTAACAAGTCCGAGAGGTGGCTCACGTGGTTGCCTTTGCCGAGATAATACATACAATGTTAAATGTTGCGACGGCTCTATTCCAGCGCAAGGAATTGGGAACATTACAGGAATAAGACGAACAGAAACGTTTTATTTATTAAGTAATAAAAATATAGAATTAACAACACAAAACGGAAATAATTTAGTATATGGCAAATAAAAATTTTAAAGACTACGCAATAGCTGGAAGTAATATCGTATTGACTTATGACGATATTAATGATAAAGTTACATTTGCAGGACCAACGCAAACAAGCCAATTAACTAACAATGGTGCAAACGGAGTGAATCCATTTATAACAGCGTTAGACATTCCAACTGCGGGGCAAGCTGGCACTTTAGTTCGTGAGGTTAAAAATAGAACTGGCGCAACACTTACAAAAGGTACAGTAGTATATATTTCGGGTGCAAGTGAAAACAAGCCGTTAGTTTCAAAAGCACTCGCAACAACCGACTTGTTATCTAGCAGAACATTTGGACTTTTACAATCTGATATTTTAAATAATGGGTTAGGTTATTGCGTTGTTATTGGTGATTTAAGTGGATTTAACACCTCTTCTTTTACAGAGGGCGACCAATTATATTTAAGCGGAGTTACGGCTGGATCAGTTACAAATGTTAAACCAGTAGCACCTATACATTTAGTGTATGTTGGTAAAGTAACACGTTCACACCCAACACTAGGACAAATTGAAGTAGGTATTCAAAACGGTTATGAACTGGAAGAGATACATGATGTATTACTAACCACACCAACAAACAACCAAGCGTTAATTTATGAATCCTCAACTGATTTATGGAAAAATAAAACAGTAGACAAGACTTTTGTAGGACTTTCTAATGTTGATAATACAAGCGATGTAAACAAGCCAATAAGCACCGCAACGCAAACAGCTTTAAATTCAACTATTAAAACAGTTGTTAGAGATGCTGCTGCAAGTTCAACAATTACTGGCACAATTGCTGAAACATTATTAGGTACTTATACCATACCAGCGAACACTTTTAATGCAACAGATTTAATGAGAATCGCTGCGCTAACTTTTGAAAAGACGGGTGTAATTGGAAACGCAACGGTAAGAGTAAAAGTAGGAAGCACTAACGTTTTTTCAAGTGCTACAACAATTGCAACCTATACAATAGGTTCAACAATTTTAACTGCAACAATAGTTAGAAATTCTTTACCAATTAGAGGAAACAACATAAGACCATTAACGCCAACAGTTTCGTTATTAACTGATGTTGTAGGAAGTTTATCATCACCGACAAATATAGGATTTAATCCTGCGGTGGAAAATTTTATTTTTGTTTCTGTTCAGTTAGGGAATTTAGCTGATTCAATTTTTCAATCTAATTTTTTACTAACCAATTAAAATTATGAAAACAGTAGTTAATGAATTAACGGGCAAAGTTAAGTATTGTTTTTTTGGAGAAACAGCACTTGCAGAAAATGAAATAATAATTGATGCAATCGCAACGGGTGACTTTTACGATTTTGAAATTCAAGATTTTTTTTAATTGAAAATGCAAAATAATTTAACGTTTACGTTATACTATAAATATTAATAAAAATTTAAACAAATGAACAAACAAACAATTTTAAACAGAATCAATGCTTTGTTAAGTGCGCCAGTAAAACTTGCACAAATGAAGCTTGAAAACGGAACAGTTATCGAAGCTGAAAGTTTTGAAACTGGAGCAGAAGTTTACGCTATCGACGGCGAAAACAAAACACCTTTAGAAGTAGGAACGTACATTTTAGAAGACGGTACTACTTTAGAAATTACAGAAGTTGGAGTTATCGGAGCAGTTGTAATGGCTGAATTAAAAGACGACCCAGAAATGAAGGCAGAAATGGAAAGCCAAAAAGAAGAAGCGTTAATTATGAAAATCGCTGAATCTTTCAAGCCAACATTTGACGCTATGAATGAAAAGATTGAGAATCTTTCAAAAGTAAACACTGAATTAAAAGCGACACTTTCAAAAGTAAGCGCACCTAAAACAGTTGTAGCACCAACAGAGCCGAAAAAAGTAAACTTTTCAGCAGTCAACACAAAAGAAAATTTATCTAACACCGAAGCTAGAATAATGGCTTTGTTAGCAAACTAATTAATTAATAAAAAAAAATAAAAAGAAATGGCTAATCAACCAACTATTACAACAAACTACGCTGGAGAATTTGCAAATAAATACATTGCAGCAGCAGTTTTAAGCGCGAACACAATCGCAAACAATGGAGTTACCGTAATTCCTAATGTCAAATTCAAAACAACAATCAAAAAAGCAGTAGTAAGCGGTTTAGTAACCGATGCGACTTGTGACTTTACAGATGCTGGAGTTGTTACACTTTCTGACAAAGTTTTAACCGTTGCAGAAAAACAAGTAAACTTACAACTTTGTAAAACACCGTTTCAACAAGACTGGGAAGCTATATCAATGGGTTATTCAGCGTTCGACAATATGCCAGCGCAATTTTCTGATTTCTTAATCGGTAAAATTTTGAAAGATATGGCTTTGGATACTGAAAACTTTTTATGGAACGCCACAAACGGACTTGGTAAATTGTTGAAAACAGACGGAGCAACAGTTATCGGAACACCTTTGACAATTACAGCGTCTAACGTAATTGCTGAAATGAGAAGAGTAGTAGACGCTATACCAGCTGCACTTTACGGAACTGAAGATTTAAGAATCTTTGTATCTCAAAATGTTGTTAAGGCTTATGTTGCTGCACTTGGTGGATTTTCAGTAGCTGCAACTTCAAATGCTGGAGTTCAAGGTTTAGGAACACAATGGTATAACGGTGGAGAATTAACTTTTGACGGAGTTAAGATATTTGTTGCAAATGGTTTAGCAGCTAACACAATGGTTGCAGCGCAAATATCTAACTTATTCGTAGGTTTTGGTTTAGCTGATGACCAATCACTTGTTCAGACAATTGACATGGCGCCAATCGACGGATCTAAAAATGTTAGATTTGTTGCAAGATTTACAAGAGGTTTACAAGTAGGAATCGGAGCAGATGCAGTTACTTACGGTATCGCATAAATTTAATAACCGCTTAAGAAATTAGGCGGTTAATTATTAACTTTAAAAAATAAAATATTATGCCTTGTATAATAGCAACAGGAAGAGCATTACCTTGTAAAGATGTTGTTGGAGGAATTACGAAAGTATTTTTTGCCAATCAAGGAACAGTAGGAAAAGCAACGATTACGGCTGGAGTTGTTTCTGCCTTTACGCCATCAACTTTTGATTTATATCAATTTGATGTAAAAAGTGCAAGTGGTTTAGAGCAGACAATTACAACTAGCTCGGATAATGGAACGACTTTTTTCACACAAACTTTAACTTTAGTTTTAACAAAATTAGATGCAGCGACTCAAGCAATGCTTGACAGTTTAATTAAAACAAGACCAACCGCTTTTATTTTAGATAACAACGGTAACTATTTAACTTTAGGTTTAACTCGTGGTTGTGATATTAACGGAACAATTTCAACGGGAGTGGCGCTTGGCGACATGAATGGATATTCACTCACCATCACGGCAGACGAGCCTATGATGTCGCAATTTGTAACCGCTGCACTTGTAACGGCTAACATTAAAGCAAGTGCTGGAGCACCAACACAGATAACACCGTAACAATATAATCTGGTCGGAGAATGAAAAAAGAGCAATATTTATTTATTGCTCTTTTTTTTATGCAAAATTATTTTTTTTTGCGTTATAATAGTATGACAGTTATAAATACAAATACTTCGCAAGTTTTTAAAACTATTCCCAATAAATTAGTAAGCGGTGCTTTATCAATAGTAGTACAGAATGAAACGACAAAAACAAGCTATACAGTTGCGGTAAGTTCGTACAGTTATAGCGAGGATATTTTATCGATAAATGTAACATTAAATTTTTTAGTCAATAATACATTTTTCACATACAAACTTTTGATGGCTGGCGATATAATTTATAAAGATAGAATATACTGCACAACGGGAGCAGAAACGCTATACACACTGCCTACAATCGACAATAATAACTACATTACAATATAATGGAAAAAAAGAAAAAGGGTTCAATAGGAGTTGTTAATTTAGCAACATATACCTCGCCAAAAGTTGTCGAAGTTAGAAACCAAGAATGGGTGGCTTACGGCGATGACAATAATTATTTCGGATATTTGCAAGATAGAATAAACGGATCACCAACTAACAACGCAATCGTTAACGGAATTAGTCAAATGATTTTTGGCAAAGGACTTGATGCAACTAACAAAGAAGAAAATCCGACTGATTACGCACAAGCGTTATTATTGTTTGACAACGATACAATAGAACGCCTTTGCTACGATTTAAAAGCAATGGGTCAATGCGCTATTCAAGTTGTTTATTCAATCGATAGAAGTAGAATTTTAGAATGCAATCATTTTCCAGTTGAAAAGTTAAGAAGCGGTAAATGTAATGAAGATGGCGAAGTTGAATTTTATTATTACGCTGATGACTGGACAAAAGTAACACGGTCAAAACCGCCTTTAGCAATACCAGCATTTGGAACAACTAACGAAAAGGAAGAAATATTATTTATTAAACCTTATAAAACTGGCTTTTACTTTTACTCGCCCGTAGATTATCAAGGTTGTTTGCAATATTGTGAGATCGAGCAGGAAATAAGCAATTTTCACTTAAATAATATAATGCAAGGGCTTGCGCCTTCAATGTTGGTTAACTTCTTAAATGGCGTACCGACTGAAGAGCAACAAAGAGAAATCGAACACAAATTTAATAATAAATTCGCTGGCAGTTCAAACGCTGGCAGAGTTATTTTAAACTTTGCTGATAGCGCACAAAACGCTTCAACAATTACACCCGTTCAACTTTCTGATGCGCATTTGCAGTATCAATTTTTGTCAGATGAATGTATGCGTAAAATTATGGTAGGACACCGCATTATATCGCCAATGTTGTTAGGTATTAAAGATAATACGGGATTCGGTAACAATGCAGATGAATTAAAGACCGCTACAATTTTAATGGAAAACACCGTTATAAGACCATTTCAAAATCTTATAATTGAATCATTAAACAAAGTTTTAGCTTATAATGAACTTACTTTAGAATTAACATTTAAAACGTTGCAACCTTTAACAAATGAAAACGAGTTAACAAGCGCACAAGAAGAAAATGAAATTGTAACTAAAATTAAAGAGTTACCAGAACAACTATCGCAAAAAGCGATAGCTAGTTTGACAACTGATGAAATAAGGTCAATTATAGGGTTAAATCCATTGTTAACACCGCAAACGTTAAACAGCGATATAGATTTAAGTCAATTTAGTATTGAAGAGGATTTAAGCAATTACGAGCTTATTGACAGCCGAGCAGTTGACTACGAAAAAGAAGCGGAATTAGACAATATGTTGAGCGTAAATTTAAGCACTGGAACAGCAAGACCAAACGCAAATAGTAATGAAGATTCACAAATTTATAAAGTACGTTATCGTTACGGTGGAAATGAAAATCCAGAACGTAAATTTTGCAAACAAATGATGTCAGCTAATAAGATTTACAGAAAAGAGGATATTAATAGAATGTCAGAAACAACTGTAAATCCTGGATTCGGTATGTCACCAAATCCCGATGCGCCTTATGATATATTTTTGTGGAAAGGTGGCGGTTTACTTTCAGATGCTTTTCCAAACGGAACTTGTAAGCATTTTTGGATTCGTGAAACTTATGCTGCCAAAGACAGAAAAACTAAAGTAGATGTTTACTCACCAAACGCTGAAATAGTAAGCCCATCAAAATCAATTTCAGAAAACGGATTTATACCAACAGTTAACGACGGGCGTGCATACATAGCACCTCACGATATGAGATAATTATGGCAACAGTACTTTTTATTACACCGAAAGATTTAAAAAACAATACCATATTAAACGGTAATGTTGACACGGATATGTTTATTCAGTTTGTGAAAATTGCGCAACAAATGCACGTTCAAAACTATTTAGGCACTCAACTGTATAACACAATCACAACTAAAATTCAAACCTCAACCTTAACCGGTGATTATTTGAATTTAGTTACTGATTACGTGCAACCGATGTTAATTCATTTTTCAATGATTGATTACCTTCCCTTCGCTAATTATCAAATTAGAAACGGTGGCGTATTTAAACATACAACCGAAAACAGCGAAAGCGTAACACAAAATGAACTAGATATTTTAGTTCAGAAACATAGAACATTTGCAGATTTTTACGCCAAGCGATTTGTTGATTATATGGCTATTTTTGCTA